ATGAAACCGCATCACACTCCATTAAAAGTGTATCCTGTAACTTGGGATACCGAATTAAAGAAAAATCTAGACAAAGATTGGGAAATCCGCTATGTTTACTTTCACCCACTATTACCACCAGAGGGTAAGATTATCCGATTCAAAGGAATGAATCATTGCAAATCACTTTATGAAAAACAAGAAGTCACGAAAAGACTTATACATGATGAAGTGAAAATGCTCAGAAATGGATTCAATCCGGTAACGAAAGAGTATGAAAACATAGATGAAGATCTAATAATTCCAGAAACACCATTTCTTAAAGCTTTTGATATTGCTCTTAAATCTTTCAAGGGAGAAACAACGACTATTGAAGATTATGAAAATAGCCTTAAGCACATTAAGAACTATGCTAAAAAATTATCGCTTGACTTAAAGGAGATTGGAGACATTAGAAAAAGAGACATTAAGCAACTCCTCATTTCTATGTCAAATGATAATCATTCAAATTATAGAGTTAATAAAACGAGAGACCATTTATCAAAGTTTTTCTCTCATTTTACAGAATTGGAAATATTTGAAGCAAACTTTATAAGAAGCATATCTTTGTTAGAATGGAATCCTGAAACTCCGCATATTCTTAGATCTGAGGATGATTGGAGACGGTTCCATTCCATTAAAGATATAAATTATAATGAGTACATGTTCCTTTTCATATTTTTATACTCTTGTTGTCGATTTGAAGAAATAGCAAAGGTTAAAAAGTCAGATGTTGAACTTGATAAGAGTTTGTTCTGGATCACCGTCAAAAAAGGAGGTAAACATAAACGAACAATGAAAGCTATTAATATGGCCAGCTGGAAGTATTGGAAAATGTATTACGACATGGCTAATGAAGACGAGTATCTATTTAGTCATAATAGAGTACCAGGCAGCGTTCCAATCGCCGCACAAAGCCTTTATGTCGCAGCAGCAAAGTATTTGAGAAAGGTAGGATTAAATATTACAGGATACAAGCTTAAACACACATTTTCAAATTTGATCTCCAAAAATTATGACCTAACTATTGCACAAGGGGCTTTGGGTCATACAAGCATCAAAACTACAATGAAATATGCAATTGATCATCAAGAGCATCAAATAGACAAGAATAGAAAATTAAAAGTAAATATTGGAAATTAAAGTAATTAAGGCGTAGCTAAAATGTTACGTCTTTTTCTTTTAGTTCCAAAATCTTTTTCTCTATAATATCCTCTGTAAGTTCTTCATGGAATACATGATGCCATAAATATTATGCAAATCATTTTTTATCATGAATTGAGTGAAATTCAACTGCTCTATCACAAATCAAATGAGTAAAGTACGATTTTTCTCCCGTTTTTGGATCTTCAAAAATTTCACTCTCCCATTTAATCCACATATCAATGACGTCCCATTTTCTGAATTTATGTTGATGCGGATTAAAAGAACATTTAACCTCAAAATGCTGTTTTTTCTTGTCACCTTCAAACTCAACTACCATAGTATTTTTTGAAGGATGGGTTTCTTCCCTGACAGTACCTCGTAATTTCATGCGCCAAAATTGATACAAAATGAATCTATATCAAAATTATTTCTGATACAAATTATAACAATTTTAATTTTTACAGGAATGATCAAGGTTTGATGATATGCAAAAAGTACCCGACAAATCTCATCCTCCAAAGCTTATAATTTTTTACCTCGACAACTGCTTTCAGCCAATCTCCTTTTTTTAAATTATAAACAATATAGTTGTCACTTTTGCGATACATTAAATCTAGTATAGTTCCATCCTTTAATTGAATTCTCGTGTATCGCTTCTTTACCTTTAAAACTTCGCCTTCAATTTCCATGGTTAATTTTTACACCAAGGTACAAAAAGAAAAATCCCCGGAAATTCCGAGGATAAAAACTAATAACCATGAAAACTCAAATTAAACATGAGTTGTAGAGAAAGACAGGATTCGAACCTGTATGGGTTTTAGACTAACATTTGAAGCCTGATACAATAATGCTTAGCTTTACTTTAACCCTAAGTAGTGATACTGTTATTTATCGCGCTCTCATTTCATAGAGTATTTCACCAACCGCGATTACGTCTGCCAGTTCCGCCACTTTCTCTGTTTTTACAATTTAAGGGCAAGGGCCATCTGGGTCAATAATTTCCAAATTGTCATATTCTTCTTCGGTAATAATTACATAGCCTTTATTTTCAATCCATAAATGGATAGATTGCCAATCAAGATTATTTTCTTCTAAAATTTTTTCCATTTTTTCGTTAAGCTCTTCTGTTGTCATAATATTATATTTGTTTTGTTTTTAATGCTTTTTGGTATCTTATTATATTTTGTGGAGACTACTCCGTGGGTTTAACATCATCTGAAAGAGCTTTTAAAACTTTGGGAAGTTGTTTTAACGCCTCTATCTGTTTTGCTCGTCTGCAAGTATCACAATACGTTAAACTCCATCGAAAAAAAACATCTGAACGCTCATCATTCCAAATTTTAAATTCTATTGGTTTTTCATAGTCAACACCGCAAGTTGCACAATTAAGTTTTAAGGTTTCCATGCTCTTCTATTTTATTCCTTACAACCTCTTTAAATTCGCTTGTAGATTGTTCTATTTTCAACTGTTCCAGAACAAAATCGGAAAGGGGGATAAGGTTTTTCATAATATCTCAAATATTAAAGTTTTCTCAGGGTTAAAAGTTCTTGATTTGGCTTCATAAAACTGATGAAGGTCATATCTATAATCAACATAGTCGTTTTCTGAATAACCATTACTATTCGGATTAATAAAAGGTGGAGCATTTGGCTCTGCAATTGGACTTCTACCCCAATAATAACCTTTTGATTCAATAGCTGAAATGAAAGATTCTAAAGCTGACTTATAGCAATAAGTATTTACCGGAATACCTATAACATAGTGGGCAAATAAACCCGTGTGAATAGATTCATGCAAAAATCCTTTCGCTATTTCATGTGACAATTCAGAACCTTTGCAGAATACTATGTAAGTTCCCGATTTCATTCCTTTTGACATAATAAACTCATTCGCTTCTTCTGCTTCAACAATAAGAAGTCTTTTCTTTAATTCTAATTCAAGTTGTTTCATCTTTGTTTTTATTTAAGGGTTAAAATCCGTCAAATTCAGGCAGATTATTATATTCAGATTCCGACATTTCAATTAAAGATATTCGCACATCAATTATTTCATTCAATTCTAATTCTTCAAGTTCGCTTTTAAGTGTTTCAAGAATATTATCGTAATCTTCATCGATAAACCATGATCCGTTTAATTCTAATTTAAATACTTGTTTCATGACTATTTTGTTTATGTTTCTTTTACAAAGGTACAAATATTTTTGTACTATACAAATTTATTTGTACTCAATTTTTATTATATTTGCATTATGACTGTAGAGGAATACTTAAAATATCACTGTAAATTAGACCTGGGCTATATCGCCATAAGGATGTGGCCGAACAATAAATCAGCTCTATCATATCTTAGTAAGAAGTTGCATAAAAAAGATGGGAAGACCTTTACAAAAGCTGATGCAGAAAAAGCAATTAAAATACTTTCTACAACCGTAATTAATGATTTATCAGGTGAATTTAAATCATTGACAGTGGATTAACCACCAAATAAAAAACCTCCCTAAGGAGGCTAAAAAAACTTGTCTTGTACTTTGTAATCAATATCCGTAAATATACGGATATACTGTAGTAATAACTCTACGGGAAACCGTAATGTGGATAAAAATTTATTCTGTAGCTTCACGAAAATTTAATTAATAAAACTAGGCATTTCATTTTTAAATACTATTTTCGTGGAAGTAAAAACTAATAGAATGAATAATTTTTTTAACAAACGATATTCAATTCGTTTAATTTATCTTGTATTTATATTTCTGGCTTTAGTATTTTTTAGCACATTCCTTTTCTTACGTTATTTTATGCATTGTGATCCAAAGGACGCTTTTGAATTTACTTATAAATTTACATTATGTATTTTAGCATTTCTTACTTTGCTTTATCATATGCATAACTTAGAAAATCAAATTAGAACTCAAGAGGCTAGTAATAGGCAGAATTTATCTAAATATACTTATGATATTTGCGCTGACTTTAGAAAGCCAGGAATGAAAGACATTAATGAAGATTTGCGAAGGCTTATTATCACTCAATCTGACAATTTACAACCTCAAAACATTAGGCAATTTATCGCATATCTGGATGACCCAGTAAATAGAACAGACAGACAAGCTTTAACGATAACATTAAATTATTTTGAAAGCGTATCAGCAATGGTATTGGCTGGAGATTTGGATAATGAAATTGTAAAACGACTTTTTGGCAAGCTTTTTGGGAGATATTACGTAAAGTTTGCTCCATTCATAAATCATATACAGCAAGACAGTGCCAAGAGCTGGTCTAATTATGAAAAATTAGCGTTAAAATGGATTCATGAAGAAAAGCATTAATTATTTTTTATTATATTTGAACAGTAAAACAACATCACATACCCAATTAAAAAAATTTACAGCAATGAAAAATAGAGCACTAAAAATGGACTACTATGGTTTTTAAACCATCTAGATTACGACACTAAAAAATAAAATAAGAACAGCCTCCTTAATTGGGGGCTATTTTATTAAATGTATTAAATTCGATAGGTTTATTTCCCAAAGAACATATCCGCCTCTGCTTTTCTTCTCCGGATCAGGCCGTTCAAAACCTTACCTCCGGCTGTAATGTATTTCGTAGTAAACCAGTTCCGGATTGCGGCTTCTGATGCACGGTCATTTACCAGCTTGAACAGACCGTCTGAGCCACCGGTATTATAGGTATGAGAAACCAAAGCGTCAAATTGGTTTTGTGCCAATGGAACTTTGATTTTTGAATTCACTATTTTTTCATAAGTTGGTAAAACAGACGAAAATAATTCCACTCCTTTTTCTTTACTGATGGCAGGATCGTTCATGGTTACCTTTTTACCTCCGGGGTAATACGTATTTCCATAGCCTATTGTCGGAATACCCGCTGAGTCCAGGTATGGTTTTGAACTGAATCCTTCAAACGATATGATCAGATGTATTCCTTTCTGTGATGTTTTCATATTATAGCCTTATTAAATTGTAAGAAACTCCTATTCCAAAACCTGGATAAAATTGATTTGTTCCTGGTATATAGTAATACCCTGCCTGTATTCCTAATCCTAGTTTTTTAGGTTTAACATCTATTCGCTTTTTGAAATGCTCAACACCGTTAATCTTCATGTTTTTGTCTGGTGAAGAAATATCAATATAAGTTTTTTCAGGACCTAAAAGCCACTTTCTTTCATTATACTTTACAATATCAACTATTGCATTATACTTATAATCAACAGTGCTATCATTGGTATTTGAAACGATTTGAAGGTATTTGTTTTCGTAATATACACGATCTTTTTCACGTTGAATTTTACTTGCCTTCAACTGCCCTTCCAACACTAATTTCGCCCTGGTTAATTCGTCAATTTTTTCAGTAGCAATATTAAGAGCAGGAGCCAATGTATCCTGAACATATGTGATATAATTTTTCGTAATATGATTTTGAATCACCTCTCCTTCTTTCTGTTCAAAAGTGCCATGTGTAGTACTGTCTTTAGGATTAAGCCATTTATCAACATAAACAGTGTCATGCTTAGTAACTGATTCAGCTGCTATTCTGTCGTTTTTACTTAGAGTAAACCATCCTTTAAAAAGGTTTGCGACTAAAACTATAACCGCTAAAACCAAAATCGCTATAAATGCATTCTTTTTCATTTCGCTTGATTTAAAATTTGTTTAGCCTGTTCTTGAGTTTTTTCCCTAAGGGTGCTGTCTGCCTTTTTTATTGTCTCCTTCTCAATGTATCCGGCCTTTCTTAATAGTTGATCTTTAAGGGCATCTTTTTCCCATTTTTCTTTTTCGTATAATTCTTTCCAATACTGCTCAGCATCGTTATTTTTATTCATGTTGATGAAATAGGTAATCCAGAACATAACGAAAAACACTGCAGCAACAAAGGCAATTGGATTCCTAGCGATAAGCTGCTGAAATCGTCCGATTTGATTTGTATTTGGATCCCCCATTTCATTTTTTTATTTTACTCGGTTGTATTCCTCTAAGTTCTCCTGTAAAAACACTCTCAGGTAGTTTACAAAGGTTTCGACACCACATGTGATCGCATCAGAATCGTGACTTTGATAACTTGGATTAAACCTGAAGTTTTGGCATACCTCGAAGGTTGAAGCATATATCGAACCTAAAGCCTTCATAGCGGAGCCGGAAAACCCTGGACCGTTATAGTTGTTTGATTGGCCTATGAAATAGTCATCGGTTTGTGGGATCTGAATCGGTAGAGTCGGATATTTTGCTTTGTATTTTACCGAAAGCTCCTTCATCAGAATATTAGCAGAACTTTGTCCAAGTTCAGAACCTAAATTAACGACCCATGCCATATTGTATTTCTTTGGATCTGTTTCCGGCTGCCCGTGGAAATTATGGAAATCAATACCCATAACTGTGTTAGAGGTGATCTTACCCTGCATCCAAGTGTAAATTGACTGACTTTCAATCTCTGAAAGTGGATTTATGCCTGGATAAGTATTATCTGATGGAGTTCCGCCGCCGACCCAAAATGCCGGGAAATTCCTATTAAGGTCAACGTTATTGAAGTTTTTACGCGATCCCGCTCCGCCGCCTGTATTCCATCCATGCGGATTAGCGAAAGGAATGATACAGAATTCAACATTAAAGCGTAAATACTCTAAGAAAGAATGCGATTTCCAGTTCGTCAAGATCTGCTTCATCATTTCATACACAACAAACGAAGGTGTTTTTTCAAAACCATGAATTGAGCAGTTAATGAATATCCTCGGTAAAGTCTGCGAATTATTTCCGGTTGAATCTCCCGCAGCTAATTTCGCAGGTGAAAATACGTATCCGTAAATTGGCAGTGTGCCCCCGCCATCTGTTGGAACTGCCGTTGTCAAAGTTTCTTTTGTCACAGTATATCCCGCAGGAGGTGAAGTCACAAACGCGTCCCACTGTGTTGCCCACTGGCGACAATCTTCAAAAGGCGACTTCGGAACTCCGGTATTTGGACCAGAAGCGTAACTCGGCATTGTAGGCGCTGTATAGTAATCATTAAAGCTTCTGGACCTAGCGAATTTTACAAAACCTGTTGGATTGTTGAAAACTTCTGACTTTTTAAATAGTGTCCTGACAATATTGGAGTTATTTACTGCTATTCCAGAATTACCCTCAAAAATTTGTGCTCCCATTGGAATCGCATCCCAATCAATTGTTACTTTCCCGTAGATAGTTGTAGTTGAGGACCTGTCCGTTCCGGATCTAAGATAATAAGTCTTTACGCCTTTGTGAGCATTAGCGTCATATGCAATGCTTACACTGTTGTTAAACTCATCAGCATATAGGAATATACTTGGTTTTCCAGTTTCAGCAACACCAAAACCTAAATATGATTTTGAAGTGTAGTTTTTCCCTAGCGTGTAAAACGTTACTGTCTGTGCATCACGAATATTATAAAATTCCAAATCTACAATCGCTTTTGCAAGCCATAATTTCTCTGTATCTGTTCTTGAAGTTTGGTAAGTAGAGAATAATTTATTGTAAATTACATCAGTTGTTGCAATTGGTTTTATAGGATAATCAACGGTGCCATTGCTATCAATCAATCTATATTTTTTTGCCCCGAAAATATCGCGTAAAGTACCATTCAAATTCATTACGTAACACAACATATAATCATCAACCTTTAAAGGTGATGCTGCAGAATCAAATACAGCAACAGCTCTAACCAATGCCGTTGTAGTATTGTAAACTAATGTATAGTACGTTGGATTTGCAGAACAATCAACAGTTTGTGCGGGAATGTTAATACTTCCAAATGGTGTTATTATCTTGTTTGTTGACGCCCCTGTAAACACACACGTGTTATTAACGAGGTTTACGGTAAAGGTAGACGCATCCGATACAAAGATCCCTACTGGCTTTAAAAATGGATAGTATATTTTCCAGTTAGCATTGGCGCCGGGAACCGCCGATGTAATATTTGTCCCGGCAACCCATTCAAGACCAAGATACCTCACAACTTCATTTGTAGAATATGCGCCAAGAACCCAATCTCTTACAGCCCCTACTTTGGTAATATCCATTAAAGTTTTTGCATTCTTTGCAGAACTGGAATCCGTTGTTGAGCTTGAATTGAATCCATCAACAACAGGTGTAGAAGGTAACGCTTTTGATACTTTTTCTGAAACACCATTTGTAACCCATATTTGTACAAAATTATTGCTTAAATCAGCGGATGAAACCACAATCGGTTGCGGTGTGGGAGTTGAATTGTCTTTGAAGTTAGTATAAGTTCCGGCCGTTTTAACGTCCCACTTTTCAAATAAATAAGGATCACCTGGCGCCCATGCCGTTGGTGAGCTGGTCGGGGTAGCTTCTTTAGTTCCAGAAATAATCATTTCTCTAAAGTTGCTTACGGGAGCAAACGCTAGTTTATTTTGAGGATTATAAGTTAATATAAGACCTTCAAAAGGGTCCTGTGTTATTGGTATTTCTGTTGTTGGCACCTGTTTAACAAATGGTGCGGGTATAATTATATCAGGCATTTTCTATTGGTATTATATAGTTAGAATTGTAGACATAAACTGCTGTATTTCCTTCATTAGCTAACGCCATGGTGAAAACATTTGAAAGTATTGCTTCTTCGTCTAAAATTATATTCAGTCCATTTTCGTCTTTCTGGTAAGAAAATTTCATTATGACTTCCTGAGTGTTATCAGTAACTTCCGGCTTTTCTTTTCGTGTCATTTTGGTCCCATCTATATAAAAATCCTGATTTGTAGAATGTACAGCAATGAAGGTGAGTATGTTATTATTTCCCTGTGCTAAAATTCTGTACTTAACATTCTCTTCGTACCATGACCCAGAGATTTCAGAACCAAGTAAATCACCGACACGTTCCAAAGTGACGTCTTCATCCATTTCAAATTCTCCAAGGCAATAAGCTGGTAAGTTTGTGATCATCCAGTCATGTTCACCATCAGAATAAGAAAACAGATTTCTATTGTAAGTACATTTTGTTGCAATCCTTATATATTTTCGCCCCTCATTATCAGTGCTGTCGATGAACTTTACACAATTTGAATAAAATAAGGTATTTCCCGAAAAATCTCTTATTTCAAAATGCCCCTGTATTTCTTCATAAGAAATGAATGTGACAACGAATAATTTATTGTTATCAATGGTTAATCTGCACTCAATCTCAATTTCTTCATCCCCTACCAAAAACAATTTTAACTCCGTAGTGCTTACTTCATTATTGTACTGAGGAATTAAAAATCTATGGTAAGCATTTACTTCTAATGGATATGGCTCTTTATGCCCGAAATACTGAGCATTTTCCGGATTGGTCATGTCTTCCAGTTCCTCCATTGTTCTGAAGAATCTGACAGGGCTGTAATATGAAAACATCCTTGGCATAGAACAAAATTAAAAACTAGTGTATTATGACTTGATGACGATACATTAAGAGTATAGTTTTACTGTTTCAGCTTTTAGATCAAAAGTTTGGTTTGTATTTGTAATGGTATCTGTAAATTTTACTGTTAATTGTCCAGATACACTATATTGATAATCTCCCACAGTACAGTTTAATGGCTGCATAGTTTCTGTTTTGTCTGAATTGAAAATCTCAATGTAAAGTCTGACAGCTTCGCTATCTACATTTATATTTCTAGTCTCTATACCATTAACAGGAGGTCCGTAATTCGTTTCGACAACCAAATTACCACCAGTACCATTTAGATTTGTGGCCCATAATTTCCCACCTCCTGGCGTGAATTCATAATTATATTCAATCACAAAATTTGCTTTACCTTTAAGATCTACAACAAGCCTGCTATAACCGCAATCAGAATTTTCAGATTTATTTCTTAGAACTATAGCGTATGGATTAAATTTCCAGTCTAAAGATATAGTGTTTGAAATCTTATTAATGAAATCCAAAGTGTTCACTATAAGTCTGAAACTAACATTTGTTCCAGAAAGAATTTCTAAAAACGTATCGTCTATAATAATGCCCTGTTTTGTGTTTCCAAATTGCCTGATTGTTATCCAGTTTATACCATCGATACTATATTGAACATCAATTACCGGATTTATATAGTCATCAGTATAATCCCAATGAAACGTAACTGTGTTTTTATTATTCTGTACTACAGACAGCAGAACCGGATTTGCAGCAGATTTACTTTTTATTTTTCCTTTAAAACTTAAAACATTGGTTTTTCTATCATGCGATAATGCACCGTCACCAAATGGATAAGCATCATAAATACCTTGTGGTGTTGGTATTGTTATGTATCCACGGCTAGTCAGTCTATCACCTGAAATTCCATACCTCCAATTTTCGTATAACATAAGCCATTCCTGAAATGTTACGTTTAAGAATTTAATTTCTATGACCTCGCCCGAAAAGAAAGGCGTTTTATAGCTTCTCAATCTACTCAATGGCTCATTTGCTCCTACTTCAATCAATCCCTGCAATTCGTTTAAAAGATCGTCAGAATTAGCCTTCATCCTAGCCTTTTCGTTATTCTTATAACTTGTTACTTTAATGAATTCCCCATTTTGTTTTTTTCTTAAGCCGCTGCCAAACCACGGAAACCACCTTGCCATATGATATTTAGGATTGTGTCTGGCATTAGTAGATGTTGCCGGGTCTCTTATTAAATACGGCTCGGTAAACCCATCGTTAATTGATCTATTCTTAATCAAAGAAGATATAGTATATGTTATAGGCGTATCATTTACACCCACTTGAATTCCCGATGTTTTATCCAATGTTAAATCTATTTTATTAATATTTAGAATTGTATAAGGGCCTCCTTGATTAAGCCCTTCATCGATGTTAATTGTACTACCCACTTGCATTAATGTAGTATCGAATGGCGTAGAAGTACATGTTAGAACGAGTTTTCCATTTTTATTAGCATGGACACAATTTTCAAATACCCCTGTATCAGAATAATTAGTTTCCTCAACCATATCTATCATAACAAGATCATCATCATTGTCATTAGTTGAAGTACTATTATCTTCTATTAGTTCCTGTATTTTATACTCATCAATAATAAATTCGGTTTGCTTATCCAGCTTATTTTTTGCACTTATGATTGGTGTAGTAAACTCTGCAACAGTAATATAATTCTGAATATCGTCCTTTACATTTTTAGAATATTTCTTTGATCCAAATATCATTGTGTTATAAACAACATCCTTATCGTTTTCAAATTTATACCCATCCTGTATAAATTTTTTATTTGATAAGTCATAGCTTTTAACATCTTTAAAAAAGTAACCAATATCTTCTATAACTACATTTTGATCTAAAATGTCATACCCTAATGCAAGCAATTTTGCAGCGCCATCAGTGATCAATGATTTAAATGATGTTTTTACTTTCTGACCTGTAGTATAAATCGGTGGTAATCCTCGCAGATAAATTCCTGTCGAAATTGAAGTGTTGTAATATATTCCACCTGGACCAATATAATTACTTAAAACACCAAGCCCAGAAGCAGTGTAATTTTTAACAACTTGCTTAATACTATCAATTAAACGAATTCCCTTTGTACTAACAATGGGAGATTCCATATTCGTGGTTATCTCAATACTTGTATTGTCTTTTAATGTCGCAGTTATAAATTTATCCGTAGGATCTGTAACCATGAATAAAAAACTTAAATTTTGTCCAGGTGATAAATTAGAGCTGTTATTTATATAAAGATTGAATATTTCATTATCTATTTTTATCTGAGTAGCATTACCCTGTTGAGAAGTATAATTTTTAAGCAATTGAGTGTAATAGAATCCAGGACCAGAAACAACAGCATATAAACCAACATTTGGAGGTATGGGAATATTGTTATCTAATCTTCCAAAATTGACCTGCATATTACTAATTTCAATTTTGATAGATTTTAAAGTAACGTTTGTTGAGACAAAAGGTCCCTGATCAATTGTCTGAGTTAAGGTAACTGTCTTAATCCCTGCGTACTCATTTGTATTATTCCCAAATTGCCATCCGTCTGATCTTTGAAATGAAAAGAATATAGAAGTTCGTGGTTCATTATTTACAATTCCTTGTGAAATGTCCCATGAATAAAAGTTAGATTGTTTTATCGCCCCTTTCTTGTACCCTAACGGAAATGTATCTACAGGTGTGATTGTATTTTCGTCCAGGTCTTTTGTTGAAAATAAATCAATCGTAACATCATCACGGTTTAAAAGTTTATTTTGAGAAACACTTTTGATAAGCTCTACTTCAATTTTAAAGTAGAACTTATCGTAGGTATGAGAATATTCATTCATATTCACCTCAAAATTGTCTTTGAGCAGATCATATTCAACCCCATTTTTGACCCCAATATATTTAAAAATAATACGGCCGTCTCCCTGCTGCTCTGCATAAACATTTTTTAGGAGGTTATAGGCTATTTTACTTTTTTCCTGATAGAATTTAAGTTTAACCTTATTTCCTATGATAAAATCTTTCACATTCATTGATTCGTCATCAATGTTAACTACAGAATCAACATCATCCCATCCTCCGGGCTTATCAATAACATATTCTCCCTGGAAGCTTCCAGTAGGAACAATAAATTTAAAAACCTCTTTTACTCCGTTTTCTTGTAATATGTGTTTAATTGGAATCATTTTTTACTGATTTAAATTCTCCGTTTTCGTCTCTATAACCTATTAATTGACCATGATTAGCACCTCTATAAAGAATAACCTTACCATCTACTTCAATGACTGTAGGGTGAGTGTATCTTGAAAATGACTTATCAATTCGCTTCCCTAACTTTTCAGCAATTGCATCTGAATTATCCGGATAATTGTTTACGATGGAAATTTGAGGGGCTGATAAACTTTTATTAACAATATTTCTAAACAGTTTCTTCCCGATTTTAGCTTCAGATCCAAGCTCATTCATTAATCTCTTAGATTCAGAAGCTGTATAAACTTTATCTCCCTCATCAAGCCAGGTCATTTCAGCACCTTTATTAGATCCTATGGATTTAATGTTATCATTTTTATCTGTGATGATTTCTGCTCCTTTTTCCTGAGTCCAAGCCCATTCAGCCTTACCTCCGCTTCTACCTACAAAGTATTTTGGAACAGGATCTTTTGACATAATGGCAATTGATTGTGCAATACCAAAACCAAGTGCCAAAGCTGCCGGAATTGCCCCTGCAATGAATCCCATTTGGGCCAAAGTCATTGTGGCCGCTAAGGCACCATTAATCAAAGCCTGTTGAGCTGCTGCTTTTTGTTCAGCCTTTGCTTTTTGCGCCTCTATAAGCTTTTCCCTTTGTCTCTGTTGGTCTTTGTAGACCCTTGCTTCATCTTCAAGCCTGTTTCGTTCTGCAATTTGATCTGCATTCAGACTTTCAAGACTGTTAAGCATTTCCAGTCGTTTGTTAATGAATCCGACTTCTTGTTCGGTTGTTTCTTGAGAATGTTTCAACTGTTCATCAAGATCTGCTATTGTTCTCTCTTTTTGTTTTTCTGACAGTAATGATAATCCCTCTAATACAGCGGATGCAGCCATTAATGAATAATCTTTCCAATCTGCAGTCTGAGCCTTAATCTTGTCAAACATAACACCAAATTGATCTGCTACATGATTGAAACCTAAATCTTTAAGCCCTCCCATTATAACGTCCTTAGTAGCGTTATCTTTAGGGCTTAATGTCTCTATTAATTGGTTATTAAGTTCTTTAGTCTGATTTTTTAAATCTTGTATTTGCGTTTCCAAATCTGAAGCTTCTTTGAAATCTGCTGCACTTGCCACTCCATTTTGATTTATTAAAATCTTAGTTGACAACTGTTTTTGTAGTGCTTCTAATCGCTGTAATTCAAGTTTATTTGTCTCAATTTGATTATTCTTATCAAGAATATCAAGTCTGAATTGACGTTCTGCGATAGAAAGTTTTTTATCTGCAAGAATTACAGATTTTTGTTCCTCAAATGACGCAGATCCGAATGTTTTTCCATATTCATATCTTTTTTCAATATCATTCTTTACAGCTTCATTTAAAGACTTAATCCTTGCATATCTTTGATCTTCTATTTTTCCAATCTCATCATCTCTTTTTCTTTCCAGTTCGATAGTATCTTGCGCAGCATTTTGGGCCAGATTAATCTGATCTTCGTAAAATGATGACGTTTCCCTTAGCATCTGGCTATCTAAGGCAATAAGTTTATTAATTTTATCAAAGTCTGTTAAGTAATCAGAATCTTCCAGCTCTTTAGACTGTCTTTCTAAAGTATTATATTTCATTTTAAAGGTTTCATCCATGTTTTTCTTTTCATAGTCGTAAACCTCTTTATTTGCCTTTTCCAGCTCTTCTATAGCCTTTCTTCTTACTGATGCTTCTATTTGTTTTTCTTTGGCGTTTTTCCCAGTTAAGAATGATGAAATCTTATCTCTATACTTCTGGATTATCTTCATGTACTCTTCGTAATATTCACTTTGAGTAATTTGAAGACTAAGAAGCCTTTCTTTTTGAGAAGCTACATCATTATCCCTTTCTGATTGAGCTATATTTATATAATCTTTCTGTTCGCCTGTTAATTTTGCTCCGGTGTAAACTTTATCCTTTTTATCCTTTTCTTCTTTATCATCTGTCTTGGAGAATTTACCCAATCTTGAAGCCCTGTCCTTTCTGAGCTTTACAGTTTTCTTGTCTTCATTATATGCCATATCCAGAAGGATTTTATCTTCCTGCTGGTCTGACTTGTCAAAATTGGCTTTGGATGTTTTCAGATTCTCTAAACGCTTGTTGCTTGCAATTAATAAATCACTAGAGTCAAATTCTACAGTAAAGCTTCTTCCATCACCTCCATCAAATCTTTGTTTTGTTACCTTTTTCGCTTTTGTGTCAGCCCTTAGTTTTTTGTTAAGTTCTGTCTCAGACTGCACGTCTCGATTCAATTGCTCGTCCCTGGAAAGGCGTTCAGCCATTCTTCCTTTAAGTTTATCTCTAATTGCATCTGCTCTTGCAGCCGATACTATCGCATCCCTTAACTCAAGATAACTGGAACTTAATTTATCATTAAGATCTTTTTCTGTTTTAAGATTTCCAAAATATGAAGGATAATAATCCTGTAGTTCCTTCAGGATTTCTTTTCTGTCTTTTACAGAGGTATTAGCATTGTTGTATTTAGAATAAAGTTCATCCAGATGAGAAACTTCTTCTGCAGCATTTTTTACACCTTTGTCAAGTGCTTCATTAAGTTCTTTTTGATTTTCAGCTAACGTTCTGGTTTTTTTTGCTGCCTTTTCAGTATTATCAGCGAATAAGCCAAGCATGGGAATAGCAAGCGCCAATAATCCCAATATAATACCTAAAGGAGAAGCTTTTGTGGTTGTATTTAATGCGGCTTGCGCAGCTGCTGCCTGCCTTGTAGCAATTATTTCAGCCTCCAAAGTTGCAATATGAGCTTCTCTTGTCAATATTTGCTGTCTTTTAGCTGCTATTTCAGCTTCTGTTGTCGCAATTTGTCCCTGTATGGAAGCAATAGCAAACCTTTCCTGAACAATTTGATTTTCAAGACTTGCTATGTTCATATTCATGGCTAATGTGTCAGCCTGAATTGCTGCTGTTTTAGCTCTCTGTGCAGCAGTTGCACTTACTAAACCTAATTTCGCAGCATTATTTCTTACAATTCCCAGCAGGCTTTCTGAATTATTCCAAGCCGCTGCAACTGCAGCCTGAATAGCTGCGCCTTTATAGTATGCCCAAGCAGCTGTCATTAAAGTGATTCCTGTTATAACAATTCCAAAAGGAATAGCAGTGATAATTTTAATAAAATTCATCAACAATACAGAAACTCCTTTTAATAAGTCCATAAAGCCTTTTGAATCTCCTATTAACTCAAATTCCTTTTTGATCTTGTCAACTGTAGCAGCATATGTTTCCTGTTTTAAGGCTGCTGTTTCTGCTAAATAACCTGTTTGATTAATTGCTAAGCCAGCATCTTTAATTCTCTTTCTAACAAAGTCTGCATTACTGGCAATATCACCTAAAACCCCTTTTACTCTGGCTCCACGAACGCCAACTTCTTCTAAATCTTGCGAAATTCTTTCAAAGTCACCTGTTTTCAAGACCCCCTGAGCCACCATAACAACCGCTTCAAATGGATTGTCACTATAAGCTTTTCTTAGCTCTTCCACAGAAACATTGGCAAGCTTTGCGTACTTAGGCATATCGGAAAGGATTTTAGTCAAAATTTGCATTCCGGCAGTACCTGCAACTTCACTCTTCTGTCCTAATTGCTCAATGGCTGCTGCAAAACCTAAAACCTGTGGAAGAGTTACTCCTGTAATTCCTCTTACCGCTCCAATCCTTTCTGCTATATCAATCATCTTAGCCCCTGTTGCAACTCCTGAGTTTTGAAGCTTAACCAAGGCGGTACCGATTTCCGTTACCCTTTCTGCTGTGATATGTTTATCTTCATTGAAGATCGAAATCAATTTAATAATTGAAGCAGTACCTTCTTCTCTGTTTCCTGCTTCTTTTCCCGCAACTATAAAGTAATCATCTAAGGCTTTTGTAATCCCTTCAATTTCTTCTTTTGCGACTCCTTTTTTTGCAACGATAGCAGCAGTATTCACAAGTTCACCGAGACTGGTTCTTGTGTCTATCTGTTTTAGTGATTCAAAAAGTTCATCTGCAGCCTTTTTATTTCCATTCAAACGGATTTGTAAATCAACAAGACTATCAGATAACTCATAATTATTATGCATAAGTTTTCCAGCACCACTGATAACAGCCTGGAAACCCACATACATAGCAATCATTGACTTTATTTGCGACTCAAGTTGTTTAACGCCTGACATTGCAGCGTTTTGATAATTACCAACATTTCGCTGTCTGTCGCCTACATTGGCATCAATTCGTTTAAGTTCAGAATCTAATTGTTTAGCCTTTCCTGCAACAAGAGAGAACTGACCCTGTAGTCTCGCTAATTCTTGACTGTATTGCTGCTGGGAAATTAATCCCATTTTAAAATCTCTTGTAAGTAGTAGAATACCTGCTTCAAGATCTTTTGCCTGTCTCTTTAATTTATTAGCTTCCTGTGATACTTTTTGATAAGCCCCGGCATTAGCTTGAGATTGTATCTGCTGCTGTCTTTCTGCCCTTGCTTCAGCTATAGCAGCATTTGCTGCTTCTTTTCTCGCCCTATTTTGCTCAACGACTGTCTTTGTTTTCTGCGTTTCAATTTGCGCCAGTTTAAGCTTAATATTTGCAAGCTCTTTCTCAATATTAGCGTATTCCTGAGTTATATTTTTTAAATTCTTTAAGCCATTGGTATAGTCCTTGGCTTTTCCGGACTGAAAATTTTTATTAACAGCTTCCGTAATGGAAAGCAATGAATTAAAAGTCGAAACAAGATTTTTTGTTGCGTTTTCAATATCTCTAAGCTCTTTTACAGATTCCTGTCCCTGTATTACCGCTAATTTATCTGGCATTGTTATTTGATTTATTGATTGCTTCCACCTTACTTACCAACATTTTAACCATCACCCCAAACTCATATAAAGAAATTAATTTAGGGTCAACGTGTATTTCAAGACCTAAGCATACACTTATGTATTGTTCATCAATATCATACTCGATTTCTTCTTCTTCTTTTTCACTTTTAAGAATAGATGATTTGGCCTTTTCTACCTGATTTTTGAATTTTTGTATTTTATCCTTAATTTTTTGCTTTTGAATAATCGGATCTTCATTTTTTTGAACTTTTATTTTTGACAACAAATCTTTTATAGTCTCATTGTCTTCATTTATATTCAAAGCTTTTCTTTTCTCATTTGCATCTACAACAAGATCAATTATTTGTAAAACTATTTCAAGTTTGCCTATTTCATTTACAGCAATTAAGTAGTTGCTATAATTGATTATATCCTCGTTTTTAGTGTCTTGTGATAGTGCAAAATCCTGAATAATTGAATCAAACTTTTTTTCAAGTTCTGAGGCGTCAAAATCAATCCGGTCTCCTGCCTCATATCCTTTAACCATGTAAAAAAAATCTCCCGTTTGTATAATTCGTTTATAATTATAAAATGGGAGTTCTTTACTATCTTGATAAATTCTTACTTTATGTTTTTTGATCTTCTTCATATAAACATGGATGTTCTTTTACAAAGTACCATTCAGGAAATCCATCAGAACCGATAAATTCTCTTTCAATAGCAATTTCATTTGGATTTTTACCTTTAGGAACTTGCGCAATCTCTAGCCCTCTTTCGTTGCTGAAAACATGGTAAATGAAGTTCCTTTCTTCTGGGTCTTCAGCATATTTTCTTAGAATTTGACACTCTGTTTTCGTTATTTTTTTACTACAATTACACATTACCTGGTAACTCTTCCTGTATTAATTATACTTTCTACTTGTCTTTTTATTTTTGGTTTATTTCGCAATTGAGCATCATTTAATTGTTGCTTTGTGATACCTATAATTTTTGACTTGCTAATGATTGCATATATATCCCGCATGTATACCGGATTGTAATTAGTATCAAACTTAACGTCGTTAAGATTTACCCTTACCTTAATACTGCGATAAAACAAACCATCAAATTTTTTGTTCCACCAGTGCTTTAAATCCCAACGCCTTTTACTTAGAGGATTCATTCTATTTTTATAATCGGCATAGAATAGATTCCCTCTTCTGTATTTTTTAGAGTAAAGGGGCATTCTGCCCCCGTCACTCGTTTTACCATGCAAAAGGTTATCCTGATTTATAAGCGTCAAATTAGACTCCCTTAGAGCCTGTTGAACTGCTTTTGGAACTATGTTCTTTGCCAGCTGAACTCTTTTCAGGAGTGTTTGTGGATTTATTCTCGCCATCAGAATTAAATTTTGGCTGAATATGTTTTTCTATTGTCTCATTATCCAATTCCGGATAAGCTTCTTGAATGTATTGTACCGCCTTCTCCAATGAAGGAAAAGGTTTTGGTGGTACAATTACATATTTTCCTACTGTGTATTTCATTATGCTACTTTTTCTTCAGAAGATTTACCTGCGTAATAATCTGTGTCTAGCACATAAACGGCATAACCTCCATCGTAAATTTCAAATGAGATTTTATCATTAGCAACTAAGGCAGCGTGAGTAAAAGTGTACAATCCGTTAACTTCAGTAACCGCTGTTACAGCTTCTAAAACTCCGTTTCTTCTAATTTTCCAATTTGCCGGAGTTGTAAGACCGGATACCTTACTGTCCGCACATTGATTTGTTACAAGAACCTTAGTAGATGTAGCTGAAGCAACTAACGGTGAAGTAATATCTACAGAAAGTCCAGTAACGGGATTTAATTCTGTGAAATCAATTTCATCACTCTCAACAAGTGCAGACTGACCTTGCCAGTACTTCATAGCATCTGGAAGAAGATCAACTCTCAAGGTAGATCCCCCGCCTTCAGCAGCGGTTTTTACTTTTTTGATTCCTACAAAAGTTTTTACATTAAATCCTTTTACTCTTCCGTCTTTCATTAATTGCCCCAGAATAGAACCGTCTTGATAAACGATGAAAATAGAATATCTTTCGCTCTTATCTAACTTGTTAATTTCATTCTGGAAGCAATTACCTTTATTGAACATAAAGTTCCACTTTTTAATACCTAAAGTATTCTTTGTACTCTCACCTGTAGAAGACTCCGTATAATTTGGATCTACATCAGCATCTTCTGCCGAAAAATATTTTAAAGTACCAATAAATTTATCCTGCTGAATTAATCCATCAAGAATTGTTTTGGTAAATGTTGCAGGATCTAACTTAACCGATCTGTCGGCTAAAATAATCCCAGAAACTTGCTGTTCATCACAGAATAGGCCACCAGGTCTGGCAACCATATCTGAAATACTACATTTTTTAATTGTTAATGCCATTTTATATTTTTTTTATTTTTTTTAACATGTTGAATCAATTGAATAAGGAATTGTTTTTAAGTCTATGCGAAAACAGTAGTATGGCTGCATATTGTCGAAGCTATACTCAAATGATTCAAATACACTTTGGTAGTCTGTTACGATTGTGTATTCGTTTGTAAATCCTCCACTTTTATCAACAGCATTTACTATATCAGCTAAAACTTTTGAATCGCATCTTCCAGGCTCATCAGGGTAAATGAATTTTAAATCAAGAATGAAATAAAGCTTTACTTTTGTCTCGAATTGGATATTGTTAATTCTATCCTGATCATCTTCTGCAGTAAAAAAAAACTTATCGTTTTCAGAGACAATTAAATTTCCGCTATATTCGTTTTTTGAAGTATAATGCTCGACTGTTCTTTTCTCTTGGTCATCTTCAATCACGTAGCATCTAGGATAAGCTTCAATATCAATACTCCACTTGTTAGTTAAGGCTGCATAAATCTTTTTTTGTGCCTTATGAATTAATTGATCTAGCCCTATTGGATTAATTCTCTCGTGTATCATCTTTATACAGATATTACTTCAACATCAAATCCTCCTTCATATCCTATCTGTGTGTCAAACGATTTTTGGATTACCTTTTTCGCTTCTTTAAGCTCTTGAAAGTATCTCTTCACCGAAGTATTGGCGTCCAAATCTTTTGTTTCCATAAGTAACATGTCTTTGTTTATCCCATTTTCTGTTCTATTACTACGCTGATGGGAATTAGCTGAAAACATCAACAACGTCATATACTCGAAACATGCTTTTACATATGAAGTAAAATTTTGAAAATTATACTTAATGTAACTGTCGCTGTTTAATGACACAGACACATTAAATCCAAAGCCGTTAGATACATTATTGTACGTGAATTTTGAACTTTCTGGAGTATCACCTATTCCAGATACTGGATAACAGATAAATCCGTCATGTTTAAGTTCATCTACCCATCCAAAGTTTGTTTTAACCTCACGGCTGTCTATAGCAAAAATCCATCTGCCTGGACCTGAAAAAGAATAGTTTATTTCCTCAAAAAATAATTCTCCATTTTTAGGATGTAAAGTGAGTGTATCAACTAATTTCCCTCGATTTATAACATATAAGCTTATTGGATTAGTTGTAGTGGCCTGCACTGATATTTCATTCAGCACGATAGTTATATAATCGCTTCCTTTCGATTCAAAAACCCATCCTGAATAATTATTTGGTAAAGCCACATTACTTTCTCCATTTTCATATATGTATTGAGAATTAATAAGCCTTTTTGAGAGGTACAAATCAGAAAAAGCCTTATCCTTAACTTTTTCAATCCAAGATTTAATAACTAAACTTTCTTTATTAGTCAATAACCATATGTTTGAATTTGTATCAGGCTGTATTCCTGTTGTTCCATCTAAAATACATTGATATAGACTGTCGTTAAACATTACGACATCAACCCTGTTCCTGCTCTCTGAATAGTTGTTATATGTTTTTCCTGATTCGTATTGATCAAATTCAATATCAATAGAAGGAAGAAAGTGCAGAAGATTATCTACGGTAATATATGGGTGAATACCACTATTTAGAACTATTCCTGTTTTTGAATTCAGTATTAGTTCTTTATCTAATTTTACGTTGTTCGTGTATTCCTCTGCAAATCCTAACTTCATGATACTATATTTTTTTTAAGCTTCTCTAGCCCAAATTCCTGTTGACGCTGTGACTACCCATGCCTTAGATCCAGCGAGACCGGTTCCAAGTATTGTTAAACTATCCCCAGAAACAGACGTCGCTTTAGTATTAATTGCCGCCTTGTTTACTGTTCCATCAAGAACGACAACTGAACTTGCCAGGGTAATAGTTCCTGATATTCCCTCTGTAGAGACAGGTGAAACCTTTAGAATATTATTTCCGGCAGCTCCGATATTAACGAATGTAAACGTTAACCCTGCTTTAGAAGGCGGAAGTGTAATAGTTTTAGCATCGGTTCCTACAAGAATAATTTTCCCAGAATCGTTAGCTGTAAGTGTTGTATTGTCTGTTACAGCAATAGCATATACTTTTTCTACCTCTCCTACTTCACCATTTGAATATGTTACATAATTATCCATCTCCTTATTTTTTTTAAGTTGTTAATCCTGTGATTTTCACGATGTCGTTAACTCTATTTGCCAGATCGCTGTTATACCTGTACACAACATAGAATCTATGCCAGATAGCCATCTCCTGGAAGTGTGTCATGATAAGGTTAGAATCTTTTCCTGCGCTAACCATAGCCGTAGCATCTGTAGCTGCGTTGTTAACATATACATTAGCAACCATTCTTGTAAACGGAAGTTCAATACCTGATGTAGACCATTTCTTTCCGTCAATGACAGTTCCATTTCTGAAATCCCACGGGAAGTTCTCAATAATACCCATTGCCCCATCTCTCACGGCAAATCCGTTGAAAACAGCGCTATTTGGAAGTATTGTTCCTGTTTCATACAATCTTTCCATTGTAGGGAAATTTAGAGCTTGCAGGTTTTTCTGGTTAGCCATCCCGTATTTTGCTAATTCTGACTTTTGCACAGCCAGTCCACCTCTTGACGTAACATAACTGTAACCACCTCCAACTTCGTTAGCTCCCATAAGCGTATCAATATTGAAGAACATTGTCTCCTTTTGAGCAGCCTTGCTTACTTCTAAAGTGTCAGTAGTAGCGTTGAAGTTGAATGTTCCATCTCCTTGGCTTACCTGAGTTGTGTAATCAAGTTTTTGTGTTTTTCTCGCTTCCAAATTGGTTACAAGAATGGACTCTACCCTTTTACCCATCTCATAGCTGATGTTCTTCATTTTTTCTCTTAGAGCAAAATCAGCATCTACTGTATTGTTTCCATACAACGCCGGATGATGTCTAAATCCTGAGAAAACATCATATGCAACAAATGAGTATTCATCTGAAACTTCCTGGTTAGCTGGAATAACAAAACCCGGAGTAGATGTGACTTCGATTTGCTGATCTTTAATCACTGGAATCTTAACATTTCTTAAAGAAGAAGATTCGCTTAATCTTTGTCTCGCAGTTGGCGAGATGTAATCTGTAAATTGTGTGCTGTCCTTAACAAGATCTAAAACGCCAAGTTGCGCAAAACGCTTCTCATTAGTCGAATTGACATCTTGATAATCCAGCCACATTGTAGCCTCTAAATTCATTTTTTTTGTTTTAATTAATATTTAATACGTTTTGCGGTCTTTCGCGTCTAACTTTCTCTTATTTTCTTATTTAGCTCTCCGAATCTTTTAGCGTACCCCGGAGATGTTACGGTCAATCCTTCTTTAGCTAATTGAGCCTCAATAAATGCCGCCCTTTTAGCAGTATCCTTTTTAGCATCCTCTGGAACGTCTTCATTAAGCCCTTCTATTTTAAAAGACTTGGAACCCACACCTGCAGCAGCTCTTTCCCCTGTGATACTTTTCAATTCTACGTCACTATTGACTAGATCTGTAAGCTTTACATTTTTATAATGATTGTCTTTGTCCACAGCGATATATTCCCCATCTACTATTTCGATAGTGTACTTATCTTGAACTCTTTTTTGAAAATCATTCCATTTTGCTTTTACTTCGTACTGATTAGCTTCTTTAGAAAAAGCTGGCTTAACATTGCCGAAGGCGGCCATAATTTTAAATTCAGACAATTCTTTTGATGCTGTTTCATATTTACCTGCTTTATCAGTTAGCTCATCATAGTTTGCCAATTGCTTCTGGGCAGCGTCAAGTTTTTGCTTTGCTATTTCCAGTTCAGCTTTTGTAGCATCATCACCTTTAAAATCTTTTATCTTTTGTTGATACTCGGACTTTAGTCTTTCTATTTCAGATGACTTGCTTTCTAAAGCTGTAGTGGAAATTCTCGCAACATAATCACCGAACTTTTCGCCTTGTTGACGTTCCACTTTAACGCCTGTTTTTTCTTGAAGATAATTAGCGGCACCTGTCAGAATTCCTTCTGCGTTATCATTAGCTTTTTTGTCCCACTCTTTTTTCTGATCTGAAAAATAGTCTGTAAGCTTAGGTGTTAATGCTGATACTTGCTCAGGCGTTAAACCTGTTTCTTTAATTACTTCTTCTGATAATATTTCCATAATCTTTTATGAATTAAATTGTTTTACTTTTGTTCCTCTTTCGGTTCTGGTGATTCCGTTGTTTTTTTTCTTCCAACAGATAAACCCGACTTAGACTCTTTTGGCTCTTGCTGATTCTGTAATAATGACTCTAGTTTTTCTTCCAGATCTTTAATTCTTTTTTGCTCAGGCGTCAGCTCTTTCTCAGGAACTTCCAGGTACTTTTTAATATCATTCTCATATTCAGAAACATCTTCAATCTCCTTATACCTGTTTAGTGACTGAACAGATTCTTTGTCGGTTGTTTCATCCAGATTGTAAGCTTTCTCGACCTTAACAGATGATACACCATTGGCATTTAGATGCTTCATAAAGTTCATGTACTCCAATGTATCATATTGAATCGAAACACATTCGTTTCTTGTTACCACATTCCCTTTAGAGTCATACATCTGCTTACCGTAGTATAACCTAAGCTTTAATTGTACTCTCATTTTGAATTATATTTTTTATTAAATTATTTATCCTAATTATCTTCTCACTATCCTTCATCTCTCCCAATCCTTCGTAGAATTCTTCTATCTGCCCGTATTCAGCCTCAAAAAGCGAAATCCAGTATTCAAACCTCGTATAGAATTCAAAAGTTATCGGATCAATATCCTTTTTAAGCGCCGTTTCAAAGTCTTTATCTGATATATAAGGGATAAGTGTATAGAGAATAATATCTCTCTTTGCCTGTTGTAGATTATGCTTGTTTCTGTTCTGAGAAATTCTTTTTAGAATCTTTCTACGCTCAATCGCATTCGGAGCTTTATCAAATGAATTGAATAACTCGTCTAGTGTTTCAATAAAAAAATCAGTTCCGAAAAACACCTCAACTGTTACATTATCTTTGCCGTGTAACAAAGCAAGCGTTTTAAAGTCCGAAAGTTGCTTAATTCGGCTTAACTCGTTTGATAACCATCTTAACCTATCCTCTTTGCCGTTGTAGCCTTTTTCTACCTGCAATTCGTTTTTAGCAGCTTCATTTTGTTCTTTGTAGTCTCCTATTAATGACGCATTAATTCGATTTTCAATATCTTTTATCCTATCATCAATATAAGTCAGTGCCTCAATTGGCATATAATGAAATTGGAAGTAGTTCTGTACTACATCCATGTTTATATTTCCATCTGCGTCTGAAGGTGGGGTTACTTTTACTATCGTACCAGCTTGTAGTTGGCTTTCTGATGCAGGTACAGGGTAAATATCTTTATCTGAATTTGAACCAAGTATCGTTGGCGACATTGGCTCTTTTGATAGACCTTTCTTTAATTCCCCTGCTGCTTTGGTTTCCTTAGAATTTAATTGAACGGCTATAGGTATAGCTCCGTTAGGCTCCGTCATTCTTTGAAGCGTCTTAAGAAAAACATATTCCTCCAAATCTCCAATTACATACGAGAAAATAGACTTTTTAACTACATTATTTGTAGTGAACATATTTTCGCTTGAAATCCAATCCGCCGGGCATTCTCCAAGATCATGCGTACTCTGGCTGATTAATTTAAAATCTCTATCAAAAAATATATACTGATCTTTATCCAGATATGTGTAGCCATATATTTTTGCATTTTCGGTATCTAAATAAGAAGCATAAGCGATCTTATTGATCTTGTCCTTATCGCAGTCAACTGAAACTATTGAAGAAATGGGAATCACTTCTCGGTATTCGTCATCCGTTCTGCTAACATCTTGGGCAATTATGCCGTTATGATTAAACAAAATAGCATTGAATAATTCTTCATCAAATTCTTTTGAATTAAGATCAGAATGGCAAGTTTCTACTTTTCCACGTAAAGTATATTTGAAAATAGAGTCTTCCGCATGAAAAACTCTTCTTAATTTTGGCTTCACATCCTCGTTAACAATCTTAGCAGATGGAAGAGGATGCCTAAGGTATTTGTAAAAAGAAAGGAAATTATCCGTCTTAAAAACGGTTTTTACCCAATTAAGAAACTTATTATCTGTCGCATATTGTCTATTAGCCCAGGTTGTAAGATATTGAATCGTAATCTCAGACTGCAATTCAGACTGTACCAAATACGAAATGTCCTTATGCTGTTGTTTAGCCTTAAGGAGATTATCGTGGTTTACCTTCTTTTTTATGAACTCGTCCGGGCTCAATGCAATGTGTTTTAATTAAATACATTACAAACTTACTACCGACGTAATTATGACTTGATGGGTGTGTTGAAATAAAAAAAATAGCCTTTTAAGACTGTTCTGGATATGTGTATTTAATAATTTGTAACATTGGAATAATAATTTCATCACCATGAGAATCAATAATCTTTTCAGAATATATACAGTACGGTATTAGGCCGCCAGAATTAATATAATTTCTACTCACTTCTATAGCCCTATTAATAATTATAGTAGCATTCTTACAAGCTAATGAAAAAATCTTCAGTTCTTTTTTTCTTTGAATAGAATGAATTTTACTATTTATTCGCTTCTTATTGCTCATGTTTTTATATAATTATAAATTGATGAAAGTATTTGAAATACCCAAATCTAAGCGAGAACTACTATCATGTCTATAGTCTGAATTAGAAATACTTTTAAATGGAACTGCTTTATCAATCGCTAAAATACGATCGTAAATCTCTTTCAATTCTTTTAAATCCGGATTCTTCTCTTTTTTTAAAGTAGAATACCTTTTACTTAAACTTATGTAATCCTCTTTTTTATTTTTCATGATATTCAAATTTACTAATTTCTTTCAGATTCAACGGTATATGTTTGATTCCAAGCCATGTGGCCATACCTTACAGCATCCCAGAAGTGGTTAAACTTATCTATAGGTTCATTTATTAATATTCCGTTAATTTCTTTCCATTTATAGTTTTCAGCTTCCTTTTTAATCTTACTATAAAGTGCATTTTTAACAATACATATCTTTTTCTTTTTCATCGAAAGTATCCAATATGTTATTGATTTGTTTTTGGAAACTTTCATGGCATTCCATCCTAGCTTCTTAAGATCCCGCACCATTTGAATTGTACCATGATTTTCTGAAACCCTCCTATCTGAAGAATCACATACTAAAGCGGCTTCTTTATCTATTTCTAATAAATCTAAAGCTCCAGATAATTCATCTGCAGTCTCTTTAGGTTCATAAATCAGTGGCTCAGCATAGATACAATCCTCCGTTTCTATAAATTTAGCAAAAGCATTTGGATCTGATGTAAAACCGAAGTCATTTACGCCAATATACCCTAAATACTCAGGGAACTCATCTATCCATACTATATTGTCAAATATAACGCCTTGCATTGCACCACGTAACCCAAGACCATAGACTTTCCACATGAATTCATTAGCCGTTCCTTCTTTAATGTTTGTTGGATGAGGTGGAGGCTGATTTTTTTCTGTTACAGGTAATCCATTGTAATATACTCCATCCACAGTTACTTCATAACTGCCAGGAAGCCACGGTTCATATCCTAATATTTCTTTTAATTCATTTGGTGATATGTATGGATTATCTAGGAAAGTTGTTCGTAAAAACATAACATCTGATCTTTGCAGAACATTATCAAATACCCAGTGATCAGTGAATGATGGATTGTAATCCATCCACCAGAATTTACGACAGCGCATTTTAACCTGATCAAATATTGATTTACTGATCATCATTGCCTCGTTGAAGAATGCGTAATCACATCCCCCACCGTGTTTACCATCTCCAAGTAAATTAATTGTTGATTTTCCTATCCTAAAGCTAGGAACCTCTCTTGCATTATGAAATGGATTTGGCAAGTTATAATCATCCAGTCTTCTTTTAAAATCCTCATAAACAGTTGTTTTGAATTCATTATAGGTTTCCCTGTATATATTGATAGTGCATCCCTCCTTTTTGTGCTTTATAGTAGATAGGTAAATTATTATATCAACGCCTGACCATGTTTTACCGGACCTAGAACTTCCTTCAAGTGCTGCACCAGTGTAACCGGATATTAAAGCAGGTTTACCATTAATAAATCCCCATTGCTGATCATTAATAGCCTCATAAAGCACTTTGTAATTTGGATTAGTATTCTCATCTATATTTGTCAATTTACTATATAGACAATCGACTTCCCTTTCGTGGAGAAGTCGTTCTAATAACAATATTTCAGAGTCACTTAATGCCATTACTTATTTGCTTTTTCCAGCAATTCTTTTATTTTCTGCTCCCTTTCTTCAGGTGTTAAAATAAAATCACGGTTTTCAACTTCTTTTTTATCAACGAGACCTAAGTCACGGGCAATAATATTGGGATTTAAAAACCCGGATGCGGCTCCTGTGAATTTTTGATTGTAGATCGTTTCTTCTATACGCGTAATGACTGACATAAAATCTTTTTTGCTTTTCCTTTCTGAATTCTTAAATTCTCGGAAATAAGATGTTGAACAATCTAAGTATATGCATAACCCATGCAGTGTATATGGTCTCATTTTTGGCAACTCAACTCTATCCGCATCTTTTCCTTTAAAGTCTATTTCAATCAGTGGATTATTATCGCACCATTCAAAATACTCAGTTGCCGCATCCCACAATAATTCAGGAGACTCGAAAAGAGTATCTCTTCCGTGTTTTGCTCTCAACTTCCAAAACTGATTCCCTTTAGGCGCTCCCATCTTTTTTAATTTTCCAGTTTTCTAAATCGGCGTGATAAACTCTTCTTTTAGCAGTTATTTTACCATCGATCCTTTTCTCTCTTTCTTTAGAAAGTAGATATTCTCCGAATATTACCAAGTCTTTTTCTGTATAAGTTTGATTTTCCATATTAAATATCTTTCCAGGTTTTGTTGCTTACTATCTTTTGAATGCATCCTATTGATACATTATAGCTGTTTTTTAGGTCAATACATTTTGCTCCTTCAGCTCTCATTCGTCGAATATTTTGTACGTCTTCTTTTGAAAGAATTGCCATTGCGTTGTTTTCGTTCTTGTTGAGACTCTTTGGATAACACCCTCTACTTACTGCAGCAATAGCACTTTCTTTTTTTGTAGTCCATTCTATATTACTAAGTAGGTCTAATTTCTTGTCTCCATTCTTATATTTGATAACTTCATTCTCTTCAGGAGGTCTTATGAACTCTGAAGCAAGTAGCCTTCCACACAGTTCTATTTTTTGTCTTCCTCTCTTGTCGGTAAGCACAACGTGAAATCTGTTATTTAGATAAGCCTTTTTAAGAATTACCGGAGACTTTTTTATTATACTCTTAACTCTCCCGTAATTAGATACCATGTATCTATCAGGGTAATTTTTTAACTCCTTCCACTCTTCACCAGGAAGATCCTCCTTACATCTACTCATTGAGTAATATCCTTTCAACGTACTCCCTGTCACTCCCTCTGCCATAGAAAATTAGTTTAGTTGCATTGATTTAATTTCAATTGTCTTTGTTTCACTCTTTCAACTCTTTTAGAAAGAGAGTCTATCAATACAGAATGTTCTTTGAATTTTGGAATGTATTCCCTTTCAAAGTCCATCTTCCCGACACTGTAGCCTATTTTGTATGAGCCCCATACCGTCACCCATGCGCCTATTATTATCAGAAGCCCATAAAATAAGCTCATTAAAAATTCCAATTTCATCTCTTTCATACTCCCTAAATTAAAAACTCCTCAATCTTCTAGCTGTTACTTCAACAGCATTTTTGTTTATATCGCAGCCTATGAAGCTTCGATTAAGTTTTTTACATACTACGGCCGTTGTTCCGGAGCCTAAATAAAAATCCGCAACAGTATCCCCCTCATTTGAACTTGCTTTAACTACTCTTTCCAATAATTGAATACTCTTTTGTGTTGGATAAAGCCCGGTTTCGTTTTTAAATCTTGCCGTTGGTGCCAAATACCACCAATCTTCTAAAAGCTTTCCATTTGCTAAATTTGCTTTCTTTCCCTTAAAACCGCTTCCGGCTCCTTCAAACTTCTTCAGCGTATCTTCTGCTGCAGGAATTTTTATATCATTCGTGTTAAATGTGTAATTAGAAGACTTTGAATACAGGTATAAATTATCATGCTTTCGACTGTAGTTTTTTTGAGAATTAACACCAGGACCAGTGTAGCACCATACAATTTCATTTACACATCTTTCATATCCAAAAACCTCATCTAAGATTAATCTAACCCAATGGTTAATATGCCAATCACAATGAATGTATATGCTTCCTGTTTTTTTAAGCAACCTGTGCATTTCTCTTATTCTTGGTAAATAATGATGCTCAATGATGTTTCTAACAGGCTTTAAATCCTGATATTCACCAAAATTTCTTCCAGTACCATAAAGTATATCGCAGTATATAAGATCTATACTCTCATCCGGAAGCCCTTTCATTAATACCAGATTATCCACATTAAATAAATTCATCTTCTCCATAAAAAAATACCCGCTACCTATTACAGCAGCGGGACACCAAATCACAAAATATTAATATGAAAAAAATAGTTCCTACTGCATTAAATCAATCTACATTAAAAAGAATATCTCACCCTTCTTTTTCTTTCTCCAATTGCTCAACTTTAATTAAAAGATACCTTACTAAATCCGTCAGTTGATAGTCGTACAGATACAACTTTGGATTCTCTTTGAGTTTGCTAATTAAATCTTCAACTTCTTTTTCGCTCAACACCATATTTAAATTTTTATTAAATCAATCTCCCTCGAATTCGAGGCATTTAAAAAAGAACAGACAGAATATCCCCCTGTAATCCGTATAGGCTAACCTATTTGTTTTCGCAGTCTTATTGGTGTTGCTGTTACTTTCCATTGATCGTGCTGCAGGCTCAAACTTGTACTTCGTTTTTAGCGTATGCTTTATCTCTGTTTTCCGCCACTGTTCTTTATTTGCTGTTGCCCCCTGTTTCGCTCAGTAACACTTAACCGATGTTAAGGTCGTATATCTCATATACTGGCAACACTTGTATTTGCTTTATCGCAAACTTTTACATTATAATCCATTCCGTCATATTCATAAGGCAATTGTAGTTGTTTCAAACTCTCTTCAACATCTATCTGACATAAGCAAGCATGCATAACAACAGAAGAATACATTTCATCTTTCACAGGCTCTTGGTGAAAATAATCCACAAACTCCTGAGGCGTTTCTATTTCCACTTCTCCGTTGTTTATTATTATGGTATTACACATAATTGCCATTTTAAATTTATACTCATAAGCGCATTACCTATATGCTAGCATCACGTTTTTGAAAACCATTTACAAAACTTATTAACATGTTGTTCTTTAGTCATATTAAACAAGCCTTCATTTATTACCATTTCAGCATTAAGAAAAACATGTCTATAAACTCTTTTAGCACACCTTGGCACACCTTCTGCATACCCTCTGGTAATTTCGCACTTTAATCTCCATAAATAAGCTTTACTATATAAACGGAGCTTTTGTTCTTTAGTTAATCTAAACATTTCTTTTTAAAAACACCAAGCACCCTCCTTCATCAACCAACGATCCACCCCTTCTGCACTCATCATCTGTGCTTGGTAATTCAACAACAATTAAATCATATCACATAACCGCTTTCTTCTTCATTTCCCTAATCATTCCGCGGTAATACTCAATCTTTTCTTTTATCTCTGGAATTGACAGCTTTACTGGATCATGTGGCCCTTCTAGCCACTCCACTACTTCAACCCCGTACTTCTTAACAAGACCCTTCCGGTATTCAATTAAATTTCCGCCCCAATATCCATTGCATTTTCTGCACTGGAGGTTTACATTTTTTTCTTCAAAGCGTAACTCTGGGTGACCTCCCACGCTTCGATAGTGGCCCGCATCTGTGGGCTCTGGATTATTGCAACTTATACATTTGCTTCCTTTTTGGGAAATCCGGATAAATTCATTGAATACCTTTTGGAGATCTTGCAACCAATCGCTTTGACTCTTTAGCTTCTCCTTCCTGATCTTCTTCTCTTTTCTCCAAGTTTTAGCGTTTTGCTTTTGAATATTTGATTTGCCTAAAGAAATTGCGCATGCCGTTCCACATACTTTCTGAGTTGACAAAAAAGGTACAAACTCATCACTACATACTGCGCATTTCTTCGGCTTTACCATCTTCATAACCAACTGCTTTACAGTAAAGTTACAAAAACGAAAAGGACAAAACAATATCGATAAAACTTTTTTTATAGAAATTGCTAACAATTTTTCTTTGAATACTCTATCTTATTTAGAATTGAAATAAATTGAAGTATTTACATCAATTTATATCATGCATATTTGCATGTTATTAAAATTATAATTACATTTGTATAAGAAAATCAAATCAATAGAAGCCATGAAAATTCCAACACTTGAGCAGTTCACTAAAACAATGACAAATGGAGCTGGTAGAAAAGAAAGACGCTTTATCGAAAAATATGGTGATGTACCATTTGAAGCAGCTTATAACGTTTATGTTGCTGAAATTAAGTCTATGCTTTCAACAAATGATAAGATAAATGACTTTGAACAATTCTTAATAAATATAGGCGCTAAGGAAACGCAATCAAATGTAAGTGAAAGTAGATACTATCAATGGAATGGAAAAAAATATAGATTTTCTTCACACATATATCCTTCTGGATCTATGACTTCAGAATTTTGTATTGACCTTGCTGCAGATCCTGAATTAATTCACAAAATCGAATATTAATGGGAAAATATGACAACTCCGCAAATGCAGGAAAAGAAATTCTTTTTAAATTCATTAGAGAAAGAATGAAAGAAAAAAATATAGAACATATCGAACTTGCAAAATTGATTGATGTTAACGATAGTACTTTACGTAGGAATCTTAATAATGAAAACGAAATGAGCCTTTCAACTCTTTTTAAAGTTTTAGGCGCTTTAGAATTAAGACCTTTTTTTATTCCTGCAGAAATAGACAAAACCGAATACCAGCGAATTTTTTTCAGCTAAAAACACCCCTGTTAATACAGGGGCTTTATTTTGGAAGAGTAAATGAAATACCGTTAAGATGGTTAATTTGTACTATTTTCTTTTCCCGAATCAACTGTTTGAAAAATTCTTGTTTTTCGTCGGGTGTCATCTTTAAGATAGGATCATACACATTATGATCAATACCATTTGCTCCGCCGGATTTTGCAAATTCTTTTTTAACAGCTTCTAAGAATTTCGCTTCTATTTCTTCCATGTTTTCCATGGAGTAAAGATAATAAATTACACTATTTCAAAGATTATACATTTTGATGGGTTGAAGGTCCTGGATTCGGCTTCTGCGTACTTCCTTGCTCTCTTAGCAATTGTGAACATATCTGTGTACGCATTACAACGGTCTAATTCTTTTTCATACGGATTTTCTCCCCAATGGTAACCGGAAGCTTCGATAGAAGAAATGAAGGCTTGTAAAGCAGTTAAACAATCCAAAAATTCATTTTTGTAGTTTTTAAAGAAATAAATTTCAGGCGTATCATATGCTTTTTTTCTTTCAACCAATCCCTTCGCAATATCCTCAGTAAGATCGGGACCTTTGCAGATGAGTTTCAAATCCCACATGTTTAACTCTTGCATAACATCGGCAGGCCTTAAAAACTTTTCATGATCATACTCCACAATAAGGAGTCTTTTATTAAGTGATAATTCTAAGCTTTTCATTATTCTTTATTTTTCAATTGCCCATAAAACCATTCCTAAAATCATAATTGATAACATACCAATTATTCCTATAACTAAAAATGCTGTGATTACATTATCGTGTTTTATTTTCATTTTTGTTCTTTTCTTTTAAAGTGCCACCATAAGATGGCACGGGGTTAATCTTCAAAATTCAATTTATTAAGCCTTTGCTCAAGTCTACTTAACTTATTTTTTCGCCAATCATTAGACATTACAGTTATATCCGGATACATAAATTCTAACTGCTCAAGCATTATTTTAACATCTGCCACTTCCGACGCTAACTTTGTCATATTTTCATCGTTAGGTATTCTGATATACTTTCTCGTTGCAAGAGCTAGCTCTGTACTTTCTTCTTGCAGCATTTCCAACTGGGCTATTTCTCCCCAGGTACTGATTGCTTTTTGATAAATTTCTTTTGATTTTTCGTAATCCATTGCTTTATTATTTATTGGTTTAAATTGTTAGTAAATTGGCGGATTTCCAATTAACATATAGTGAGTAGGGTCAATGTTGTCCTTAATTTCATCGCTGAATTCTTCATCATTGTCACAGTTTGAATGAGAAATAGTGACGTAAGTGTCTTGATAATTCCAGTAATGAGCAGTTGTCCATTCGTTACCATTTAAAAAACCAATCCTAACACCTTTCGGATTAAAATCTTCATCTATCCACCTTTCATTAAAACAAATAACCTCAAATCCTTCTTCCGGAAGCGCATCTTCCACTCTCGTCCATCCATTATTGTTTTCCATTCCATATAGTTGATATGGTATTAAACTTTGCTTAAAACCTATTATATCAGGCCATGTTGCTAAATGTTTGTATTTTTTTAGATACTCAGATCTATTAGTTGTACTCGGAATATCAGCAATGCCAGTTTGTAAGTTCACATATTGTTTTAAAAATTCCCAATCTTCTCCATAGGCTTCTTGTATTTTCTCTTCTTTTGTCATTGTATTATTGTTTTTGAGTTAAAGTTGCTTTGTTTATGTATTCTGATTCCGGAAGCGAAAAAATATTGAAGTGCCATGATAATAATAACTGAGCTGTGGCATAGGTGAGAATATCTAAATCAGAACATATTCCTATCTCATCAATTTCATTCACTTCATCATCACTCCATTCCCATCCGTTTATTTCGTAAATTTTCCTAATCGGAATAAATCTTTCTCCCTCATGCTCTATCTCCTTGGTTAAATAGGATAGATCGTAGAGAATTGGCTTTACAGTAAAATCCCAATAGTTGCCAACACTTGTTTCTAACGCCTCGTTATTGACTCCAATAACTGTTTCAACCCAATCTTGACCTTCATCATCAGTTGAAATCTGTAGTCCATACGGCAGATAAGCTGAGTAAATTTTTAAAAGTTCGTCTTTATTCATTGTTTTGTTTTTATAAGTGAGTGAAGGAATTTTATAAGTTCAGGGGATTGGTCTTTGATATAAGGATTTGAGAGGGTCCATTTTACCGTTGGATTTGTGCTAAATTTATTTAATGCATGATTGAACCATAAATAGTTCCCTGCACTGTCAAAACCATAATAATCTATTGTATCGCTTTTAAGTGACAACCATTCCAGTACATCGTTAAGCATTGGTTCCAAACCAATTATTGGCAATTCTTTCAGCCTCGGAAGCTTCTCCCGTATATCGGCTGTTAGTTCTTCTAGTTCTTTCATTTGATAAGATTTTCGGGATTAATGATTGATGATTTGTCGACTTCGTATTCAGTTCCAATGTGGCAAAGTATTTCTTTTACTTCTACATTATCAGCTATTCTCTTCTGCTGTTCCTCCTGGACTAGATCACAGGCTTCAAATATGTACTCATCTAAATCAATATCGAATTCGATACAACAATTCTTCAGGTCATTCCAATTATCAAATTCTCTGGTTCTTGCATACTGATCAAATATCTCTTGTTTCTCTTTGTGGTTTTCCATTGTGAATTTTTTAAGGTTTAAAAGGCCCCGAAGGGCCGGGTGTTAACATCCACAACTTGTTACTTTTGTAGGCGTGTAGATCGTTGCAGGCACCGTTTGCCCATTAGAATTAATTTCAAACCCATTCGTCCACGTGACTTGATATATACCATCGCCATTGATTACGCATGAAGTGCCTTGAAGAGCGGTCCAATCAGTGTGGCATACGATGTATGGGGTTCTTCTGGAGTCATATCCTGAAGCTCTTTTTACCGAATTAAGTAAATCTGCTTCATTTGCATTGCTACCTGCTCTTCTTTGTGCTTCTTCTGTTTTTTGAACTTCGTTTTGAAGTTCATTACTTTCGTTTTGGCACGCAGCCAGTGTGATCAGTGCTAATGCACCGATGAAAATTGATTTTTTCATTTAAAAAAGTTTTTGTTTATTTCCCGGAAAGAACGGTCCGGTTTCCGTTTATTTTAGCTCTGTAGCTTCTTTGATTAGTTGTTTAGTATCAATTCCACTTAAATAATCAAACAACACGTTTTTATCATCTTTTTGCCATAATTCATCCAAAGCTGAATCTATGGATTTAAGCATTTCAAGCATTTCAGGGGCTTTGGAGATTAGCAATGCGTTCGCTTCCATTTCCTCCCTTTGTCCAACGAGACCGCATCCATATCTATCATATCTATCTATTGATATTGTCGTATTATTAGGCAGAACTATATCAATAGAAGAATTGTCACCACCTGAATATTCCCATTTTCCTTTTGTTCCTTTGAATTCACTCATGATTCTTTTGTTTTTAGTTTGGTTAGTAATTCTTCGATTTTGTCTTCCATTTGACTTGGCAGTCCGTCAAGTGGCCATGCTTTTGAATAATTAAAAACTTCTTCCAGAATCTCCTTCATCTCATCCTCATAGTCGGGCTTTTCTTCTAGCCAGTGGGTAATACCTTTGAATCTTTCAAAATACATACTTCTACAAGTCATGATTGATGGTCCATTAGCTATTACACAGAAGTAATCACCTTCTTTCTCCGGAATTCGCTCCGATACGGATACTTTAATGTATTTAGTTTTCATTTTCTAAAGCTTTTAATAGTTCATCAGACATTATAACAGCCTCTTGTGCTAACATTATCCTGTGCCCTTGCTCAATAAAGGGACACAGACTAGAATTTGCAATAAATCCCTGTAATAACAGCCCTGCAAAGTATTCACGTTTTGTTAAACCACATCCATCTATTTCTCCATCTTTGAAATATGTTGGATTTGTTGGTTCATTTCCTAATTTTTGGATATTGTCACTCATAATATTTTTGATTTAATTGTTTGAAATAAAACCCCGGGCGACTGAAATGATCAGTCCGCCCGGAACAGTCAGCCGTTATAGGTGGCCAGCCTTTGTTTTTAAATCTCTCACCTTTTTCACCTGAATTCTCCCAGCCTCTTGAGAAGGTCGATAAGAATGTGTCACTTGCATTACTTCATAAATCGCTTTATCAGTTATGTAAAACTCTCCTTTTGACGGAGGAGTAATGTAGCAGCTCCCTCCAATATCTTTACCCGAATCTGAGTCCATGAAGATAAATTCCGATTCTAACCTTACAGCTATTGATGATTCAAAAAGATCTAAAATATCTTTTAATTTATCAGCTATTTCTTCATTAGTTTGTAATGTTAATAGCTCTAGTAAGCTTTGTTTGAATGTTTTCATTGTTGTAAATTTTAATTGTTGTTGATTTTGCTTTTGTTTTTTAATGGTATTTAATTGTTGACTTCGCACCCGCCCCGTGCTTTACTCCAACAGCATCAATTCCCACGAAGTTTTTTGATTTTACTTCTGTCTTAGCAGGATTTAATATTGCTGCTGTTGCTAAACCTCCAATTAATAATAAAGTGTAAGCGATAATGATTAATGTTGTTTTCATGTTGTTTGTTTTTGTTGATACAAATATAAAACTATAATTTGATATTTGCAAACTTTTATCAAACTTTTATTTTACGGATTTCCATAATTATCAAACTATAATTTTATTTACTATATTTGTAAAATGAAACTGAGAATAAAAGAAGTTGCTAAATCAAAAGGCATAGATCTTCAAACGCTGGCTAAAAAACTTGATATTACTTATCAGGCACTTAACGCTCGTATGGTAGGCAATCCTTCGATAAAAATTATTCAATCAATAGCTGACGCTCTCGAGTGTTCTGTTTTTGAGCTTATAGCTTCAGATCAGTATGCTGAACACTCTTACAATGAGAATGGAGAATGGCGAGGCGTTTTAAAAAAGAACTAGCTTTTCCTCAAAATCGACTCCTGAAATTTAATTACTCGCTGTTGATGCTCTTCGGTGGAAGTTAAAAAAGTGAAAACAAAATCTTCTATTCCTATTTCTTTCTGATCAAAGTTTTCATTACCAGTGAAGTGCTTATTAAGTTGCTTAAAGGCTGTTATCAGGTCAAATACTCCATCACGGGAATGAATTAAGCCTTTGTTTTTTAACATCTTGGTTCCGGTGTCAATAATTGTCGTTCCGATTGCGCAGAAACTTAACCATTTTTCTACTGCGTCTCTGTCCTTTTCATTGTAATTTTGAGGGCCTGTTAAAGGTTTGATCAGTGGCTTTTGCTTTACTTGTGCCGTGTTTATGAATGAAACTGATACAGGCACATTACCTGTTCTGTTTTTTAAAAGTTTCGAGTAATTCATTTTCTTGATAAAATTCTCTTCGTTGAAATTGTTGATTCTATTTTTAAATTCCTGATTGAACTTTGAAAGTCCTTCATACTTTCGTATGTGATACATTACTGTTGAGTGATCTTTTTTGACTATATGAGCAATATTCATCAGTGTATATCCTGCATTACGCAAATTGTAAATGAATATCGAAAGATCATCAAGCATATCCGTCGGTGTTCGGTTAACTTTTGTTTTCATGGCTTTTTATTTTTATTTGTTCTGAAACCCACTCATAAACCTTGTCATTTTTAACGTGAGTTATTGCCATTGCATGAAGTCTGTCAAAAGCAAATGCTATATCGTTAGTCATTGCTTTTTTCTTGTCTTCGAAATACTCGGAAAGCTGTTTTAATTCAAAAGCGTTAAACAGTACTGAATTTGGCTTTAATTTTTCATTAGCGAGTATTTGTACCATTTTCTCTTTTATTGCAGTTTTTTGACCATTTGTGTCACTTACAAAGCTTGACAATCCTCCTTTCTTGATTGCGAATTCATAAAACAGAAAAGCATGTTCACATTTTTCACCTTTTTTTACAGCATCCACCAAAGCATCCCAATTCTTTTTCTTTTCGGCCTTTATTTCTTCAGGAGATCTTTCAGGTTCAGGGTTTAATATTTTCTTCAGTTGTTCTCTTCCGGCTTCCAATTGCTTATCGTTTTGCTTGTATCGCTCATATGCTTTCAAAATTTTTCCGGTGGTATTGGTTGATAGCATTGGCAGGCATTCTATCTCGTTTCCGTTCTGATCAAGCAACTCTCGCTTCAATGCCATCCTATGCGCTTGAAAAATTTCCGAAGCTGTAAGGCGATAATCCATGATGAATAATAACCAAGTATCTTTCATTTCGTCTTTTTCCCTTTGTCGTTCCCTCACTTGAAAAAGCGTAAGAATATCATTCACTAGCTTCTCCTTGATTTCAGCTGATGATTTAGCGATAGACTCCAGGAATATTTCCCTTTGAAAAATCTTCGGCAAGTCTTCCAGCTGCCTCTTGGATATTATAAGTTGCTTGTTGTGCAGGTGTATTATTTCCTGCGGTTCCTGTTTGATTATTTGATTTTCCATAAATTGGTTTTAAGTGAGGTATGACATTACGGAGTTTGTTTTTCCAAGAAATAATTGGCTTTTTGTGACCATCTTTCCATCCTGATTCAATCCAACTGTTGTACTTTGCCCGTACAGCGAATTCGTATAGTGAAAAATCGAGTTTAAGTTCGTTTTGATATATTTCCCTGGCTGACTTTAAGAAAGTGTCCAAATCGGGCGGTTCTGCCTTTTCTTTTTTTTGCGCAACTTTTTTTCTTTTTTCGTCTTCAGATAATTTTACCGGATCAGGTTCATCTGAAAACAATTCTTCGGAATTTTCTTTTTTTAATTTTTCTTCTTTTGTTTCTTTTCCTAAAAGAATATCATTATCACTAACAGTAACACTTACATTATCACTAACAGTATCATTATCATTATCAGCGACGTTTGCGATAATTTTATCGCACTGCGATACTTTGCGATCTTTTGCGATCTTTTCGGCTTCTTCTAGAGATAACAATCCTGACTCGTATTTTTCATAAATCTCTGGATGCCACTTTTTTAAATTCCCAATCCTTCCGGATTCTGATTTCTTATCTAATTTTGTTTTATACTTCTTTAGATCTCTTTTCAAATGTTGCTTTACTGGTTCAAAGGCTAATTCAATTATAAAATCTTCGGTTTCCGGATTTTCATCATTGACATAACTCAAAATATGCATGAACAATTCTCCGGCTTTTTCCTTTGGTAATTTTCGAACAGAATGTATGAGATCTTTATACAGCAAAAAACCATTCTTATCTTCAGCCATATCTTATAATTTAACTTTTGTTAATTCAATCTATACCCATGCTAAAACATCACTAATGCATGGTAGTTTTTTAATCTTCAAGTATCATGTACTCGTTGTCAAACAGGCTATTTATTTTAAAATATGATTGTTTTGTATTCATTGCGGAATCTATAATATGTTTACCTAGTTCAGGGTCTACCATATTTCGCAAAGCCTTCCTTTTGTCTTTTATTTTGGAATCTTTTATATTGAAACCATAAATCGTTGAGTAACCTTTTATATTATCATGCTTTCTCTCATCTTCAACCTCAAATGGTAAAATTTTAAAATTAGACCAATAAAAGTGTCGATGTAGTTTATGCGTAGGAGGAATTAAAGGCTCATAATATGGCCGTACATTTTCTACCACCCATTTAGTTTCGTTTTTAGCAAAATTCATTAATAGAATTATTTCCTGATAAAGTTCCATTGCCGGATATAAAGCTTCATATTGGCCTGAATTAACTCCACACCTTCTTATGTCTGAATGAGTAGGGCATGGCGGAGAACTCCATATAAAATCAAAATTCATATAATTTTTCAACAAATAATCATGAGCATCTGTTACTATCATTTTATCATTTGGAAAAACTCTAGAATACTCATCAGCTGTAGCCTGATCATATTCAACGGCTGTAATTTCGTGTTCATCACCCCAAAGTTTTCTATTTCCTCCTATTCCTGCATAAAGATTAAGTATTTTCATAATTTATCAATAGCTCTTTGTATCCTCAATCTTTCAACATCTTCGCGTTTAAAGAAAAATCTTCCTCCTATCTTAGTACATTTTAGTTTTCCTGATCTTCTGTGATGCTGAATGTTTTTAGTTGTAATTCCGAGCTCTTTTGAAGCTTCTTTTGCATTCAATAGACCATTGCCTATATTTTCTTGTTTTGGATTTTTTGATCTTTGCTTTTCAAGTTCTATAGTGTACTGGCATTCGCCTTCTCTGGCCTTTCTAACAGGCCGATTAAGCTTTTTAGCGTATTCTAAGGTTGCTGTAGCATCTAATAATTCTACCATTTTAGCTACTCTACTGTTTGGAATATTACCTTCAGGAAGTAATTGCTGTTTTAGCCTATTTTTAATAGCTTCAATTTCTTGGTTTGGTTTTGGATTTTTCATTGGTTTTCTTTTTGTCTTTTTCGATTCGGATTAATCTCTTTTCATTCCACTTAAATAGGCCGTTAGAGTCACGGCCTGACCAGTATCCGTCTTTTTCTTTCATCAGGAAAGTTTTTGAATTTTCCACGCAACTATTGAGTTGAAATATTTAGTTTCGCCTAATGGAGAAGTCCACTCCCGACCCCGGATATTAATTCCTACATTTACATTATCGCCTTCTTTATACGGATCAAGTATATCAATCTTGTCTCCCATTATTTCGATATTGATTGGTTGTGGATATTGTTCTGTTGTAAGTATTACGAATTCTCTTTTTTGAAATCCTGAAGCAAATGTTTCAGTTTGTCCGATTCTTTTTATTGTTCCTTGTAATTCCATTATTTAAATTTTTCTGTTAGTAAGTTTTCATTGATCCAATCAAATGCTTCCGATTTCCACGTATTTGTTTTACGGATAAGAAGTCTTTGTTTATTGGGATAAATATCAATCCATCCGTGTTTTTCGTGATACAATCCATAACTGCCATTTTTCCGCATAAACACGCTATACTCAAACCCCAAGAACTGCAATACAACTTTTTTGAAGAAAACTTTATTTGATTGGCTCATTTTAAATTAATTGTAAGTGTTTTGCTAATGTTGTGTTTAGTGAGTTCAGATATTCTCTTGCCAGGACAATCATGTCTTTCATTTGAGCGATTACTTTTTCGTCTCTGTAAATGATGAATTCTTTAATTCTAGCCTCTTTGGGAATATCTGCATAAGTCATGTTGTTGGTTATTTCCTGATCTAAATCTTCAGGAAGACCATCAATAAATCCTAATTTCCATCCAGTTCTTCTTTTCTCATCAAGTATCAATTCGTCTGGAGTATCAACAAGTCCATAAACTAATCTTGCTTTCTTTACGTTGGGCCTTAGATCCATGTAAGCCTGCAGCTGGTATTCATAATCTTCATTCGGTACGTCATCATTAAAAAGAGGAAATGTTTCGTAATCCCATGAACTTTTAAAATCAATTATTTCGTCATCCTCTTCAATATCCATTTCTCCGGAGAAGAAATCGTTTTCATATCGAACCTCATTCTTAATTAAAAAAGTCCCTCGTACTTCATTGTACTGATTTATATTTTCCTCTTCAACAGATATTCCTTTTGCCAGGTACTTACTTTGAATATCTTTTTTCCTATTAAAAACCGTTTCCTTAAAAATTGTTTCTAAATATGTTTTTGCGCCATCTGATAATTCAGGCTTTGCATCCCTCTTTTTAATCAGCTCACCAAGAGTAACTATTTGCTTATCGGTAATTTTCCTAGACTGTATTTTTTGCATTAATCCAACCAATGTTTCGGACTGATTTTGTGTTAAAGGCTTCGGAAGTCCTTTCATTATCTTACCAATAGCATGAGGGCGAAACTTGTAATTTGAAAAATCATGCACTCTTAACATTCTCTAATTCTTTTTTTCGTTCAGTTACTAATACTTTGTATCTCTGTTGTTGCTCTTTTGACATCTTGCCAAATAACTTACCAAGCTCTGAAACCTCCTTACATGCGTTTATTTCGTTTGTCAGATCAGCATCAATGATTGGCTGCTTCCTTACTATTCTAACACCTCCAACTACGTCTCCTTTCATTTTTACTGTAGAGTCAATAAATAATTCAATTAATAATCCTTTCCAGTCTTCAACGAATGACGATCCGGAGAATCCTTTTAATACTGCAGCATTTGTTGCATTTAATACTAGAGGCTTAATGTTTTCTTCAAAATATGCGATATTGAAGTTTCCTTTTTTCCCCGCTACACTTACTCCCAACTCCTGTTTAACTTCCCGTATTTTGAAAACAAGCCTTCTACCCTCTTCCAGATAGTCTTCAAGATCTGCTACTCCAAGGTGATCAGACTTGTAAACTTTTCTGAAGTGTGTTTTAGATTGTTTTTCCATTTTAATTGATTGTTTTTGAATAGACCGCGTAAGATTTACTGCCGATCTTTCTTGATGTAATTTGATAGATTTTATGTTTTGCTTTTAGCTCTGAGAAGCGTCCGGAAATAGTGTGTATTGGAACTCCCAGTATATTTGCGATCTCAATTGTTGTTCTTATCCCATCTACTAGATCATATACTTTCTCCCACATTTTTGGAATAGTCACCTTTGCCTTTTGAAATGCCAGTTTGGAATTAGCGTTGTTACGCCCCCGGCTGTAGTCTTGAATATCCATATCTTCATTTTTGCTTTGGTTATTTTACCATTTAAAATTTCCGGCATCTAAGTAAACCTGACAGTGACGCCTTAAAACTGATTTATTTTCAAATGGATTGTTTACTGTCTTGGAATTAATTCCCAAATCTTTATGGCATGCCCTTATTAATCCGTGCCATGTAAATTCTTTTGCTGGCTGACCACAATGCCAATCTCTTTGGGTAAATCGGTGCCACTTTCCGGCTTCAACTTCATACTCTTCGCCGTATTCATCTTTAAAAATCGTTAATGGAGCATTTGACAACCATAAGTACATTGGTTTCGATTCATCAATTTTACTTTCATCTTCCTTTAATTCTGAATCTCTTGGTATCATATCTCTGTGCCAATTTGGAATACATGGGTACTGGTTAGGCATTAACATGTGAACTTTAACATCCCATATGAAATCATTAGGATTTTCAGGAAAAGATTTTAATAACTCTGCCAAATCAGGCATTAGTTCTAACACATCAGCATATTCTCCTTGGATTACTCCGCAATGTTGTTTTTTCCAATTTATATTTTCCATGATTATTGATTTGATTGTTTAACTTTTGATTTGATGTTTCGTTCGATTTGGACTGTTACGGTTTTCATACCTTTTTCGATACTGAATATCTTTCCGTAAATCTTTTTCTTTTTTCCATCCTTACCACGCCTTGTCGCGTAAGAAGTATCTCCCGGTTCTTGATAGCTCAATCTATATTCCCAAAACCAGCGATCATATGTTTGCTCGATTAACTGTGTTTGCATGAATTTGATTGTTTAAACTCTTTGATGAACTCGTTTAAGGCTGTTGTCTCCATTTCGGATAATGGCTCATGCCCAAGACGTTTGTGGTTTACATAGAAAACACCACCAACGTTTTCTATTATTACAGTTACTTTCATGATAAAGTGTTTTGAATGGTTTCTAAAAACTGTGAGAATTGAGACTCACTTTCAATCTTAATGTCTTTTTCCCTACCTGTACCGATACAAATCGAAGCAGAATTATTGTAGACATATACTATTACTGAAGGTTCTGAACTTGCTATTTGAGACTCATAATAAACCTCATCTGATATTTTCTTTGTGAAGCCATTTGAGATTAAGAATTCGTGTGATAAGTTTTTCATGGTTAATGATATTTGATTAAGTATTCAACGAAGTACATGTACTGTTGGCCGAACCAACGCATTGTTAATAGTAAGGTTCTCATGATGCGAGTTTTAAAAAGTTAGACCTGTTTTCTGAGAATTTAACCGTTGAGGTTCTGAATAAATTGATATTGTGCATTCCGTCAATCGCTCTGCTTCTCCAATAACTCACATGATGCATCTGTCCTCCTTTTGATCCTTTACGATAAGATGAAAACCATCTTGCAATCATTCTCTTTATCCTCTTATATCCCGGATTTGATTTTAACACCATTCCCGAAACCTGTCCTAAATTATTAATGATCTTAAATTCATTAAATCTTACATGTATTCTCTCTCCATCTTCCAACCACACAATCCCATGTACTCGCATTTTATTGAACTTGTAATCAAGTTGTTTGTAAAATTCAAAGCCCCTGATCTTTTTTCCTAAAATTGTTTTTTGTACTTTTGCTTCCATGTTGTAATAATTTTATTGTTACACGATTTTGCTTAAGTCGTCTGCGCCACAGGCGACTTTTATTTTCTATATCCTCTACGATTTGCAGCTCTTAACAAAGCAATCTGGACGCTTGGGCTAATTTCTCCGGCATCCACTCCGGATTCATTCTCTAATGCTAATTTTTCTAATAATTGAATTCGACTCCAAACATCTTCATTCTCCTTCTTCTGTTTTTTCTCTATTCCAATCTGCCTCATTTTTAAAGCCTGAATTTCATTCTCCAAAGCGCCCATGATTGATTTTATTTCTATTGTAGTATTTGACTTAATTCTTTCTTGCATCTTAAAGCCTCCTTTCTTTTCGCTTCTGCATTTTCTAAAGCTTTCTGAGCTAAGCATATAATTCCTTTTTCATTTCCTTCAGAAACATTGTTCGCTCTTCTTTTTACATAGTTAAGCGTAGAAATACTTACACCTGTCTCAGTGCTTACATTTGCTACATCTTCCTTAGTTGTAAAGTCTCTCAAATAATTGGAAAGTCTTAAACTAATAGGTTGACCGTATTTCAATTTTTCCATACTTTATTTATTTTAATTAAAAAATAGTTTTATCCCTGTTTTTTCACATTCAACAAAAAGACTAACTTTGCGTTGTTGTTTTGTTGAGACAAATATATAACAAGTTATATTACAAACCAAACTTTTTATATAATTTATTATACTTTTTATATAACTAGTTGATATTCAATTAAAAATATTTTATGGACAAAAGAGATTTATTGCTAAAAGAAGCATTGAAATTGATAAATAAGTATTCTATAACGGCTTACGACATTTCACAAGGTACAGGAATATCAGCAGTAGGAATACAAAAGATTATTAATGGGGAATCAAAACGTCCTTTGGAAAGAACATTAGAATCTATAACTAGTTACATAAAACAAAAGCATAGTTTAGAATCTTTAGAAACCAATGATGAAGAAGATATTGACATAAAAAACAAGCCACATGATGAACAAATGGCAATTCTTCACAACGAAATAATAGAATTAAAAAACGAAAACAATAAATTGTCAGATAAAATAGATGATACTATAGCATTAATAGAACTTTACCTATCACCTATTGCTATGAAAATGGAAATAAATATCGATCCAGATTTAAAAAAGAAAATACTTGATCATCTCAATTAGAACTGGTGCGTAGAATTGATATATAAAAATTAAATTGATTTAAGTCTAAATTTGATAAACATAGATTAAACAATATTATTGATTGTTGATCTGTAAATATCGATTTTTTTAATTTAATAAGTAATACATGGTTGTTGCTTACGTAGTCATCAAAAGTAATAAGACCACATCTATAAAGTTCCTCATTCCTAAAATGAAGAGTCATTATTTTTTTTCTGTTTTCTTTTTTACTTTCCATCTTTTTTATTTACGATTCGCTCAATTGTATTAAATTGTATTTCGTCTTTTAATTTTAAATCTTTTATATGTTCATTTAATCTATAAATAACATAAAATCCAGGTATAAGCATTATCAAAAAGCCAAGTCTATGCCACCAATCAGGATCAATTTCATATCCAAATCGCATTAATTCATACATTGTTAATGAATATAATGAAGCATATATTGGCAATATATAACAATGAGAATAAGCACGCATATATCTTCCTATACAACATAAAACAATAGCAACATAAAGACTCTCAATCCAGATGTCAGACCTTAGTTTCACACCTCTTCCATCTAACATTTCATTAAAAGCTGGATCAATCCAAGACCATATATTATCAGTAAAAGGTACAAAGCCCGACAATATAACTATTATCGAGCCAGTTAACTTTAAATATGTAAGTCTATGCTTACCTCCTAGGCGGTACAGGAACGTCTTTTGGGTCTCCTCCATCTTCCGGTATTGGATTTGGGTCTGGGTTAGGGTCTAAACCTAACGAATTACTGCTACGAATAATTATCGTATCCTTAGCAGCTTCAGGCTCTCCTTCTCGGGCCTGCATTCCAGACTGGTTTAACTTAAATTTTTGGTTACTAGCTTTGACCTTTTCAATAGCTTCATTTCTTGCCTCTTCATCTCGGTCATTAGAGCACGAATATACCGTTAAAGCTAATGCGATTCCGGCAATAATTAATCTTAATGTCTTCAT